AGCGGCAATCGTGGACTAGCCGCAGTCAAACCAAGGAAGAGGAAAGATTAACATGGCGATAACGTGGTCGTACAGTTCGATAAAAAACTTCCAGCAATGTCCGAAGAAGTACTACCACTTGAGTATCGCCAAAGATGTGAAGCAATCAAGCACTACCGCACTGGTGTATGGGAACGAAGTGCATAAAGCCGCTGAGAATTTTATAAGTAAGAACGAACCCATCCCACAGAAGTTTGCCTACATCCAAGACGTGTTGGATGCGCTCAATAGAATCCCCGGTGAAAAGCATTGCGAACTTAGGTTGGGGCTAGCCAAGCAGGAAGAAGAATACACCCCGTGCGGATTCTTCGCCTCAAATGTGTGGTGGCGGGGCATAGTGGATTTGCTCATCGTCCAAGAGGACGTTGCGTTTATGGTGGATTACAAGACCGGTAAGAACGCCAAGTACGCGGACACAAAGCAGCTTGACCTACTAGCAACGGCTATATTCGTTCACTTCCCCGAGGTAAACCGGATTAACTCTGCGTTGCTATTTGTAGTCAGCAATGAGTTTGTGAAGCGTACCCACTACAGAGATGACAGCGAGTCATACATAGCACCCTTTGAGTATGACGTGACGCGGATTGAAGAGGCTATACAAAACGGAGTATGGAATGCCGTAGCTAGCCCTCTCTGCGGGTGGTGCCCAGTCAAGACGTGTATCAACTATAAGGAGAGAAGATGAGACCCAAATACGAGAGTTCTACGAACGTAGCAAGGGAGTTAGAGATAGCAGCTAAATTTTGCAACGTGTTTGATTGCACCTACGAGCAGTATCCCCCACTGCATGCGGTGAACGGCAAGTTCGTTAAAGACGGTAAGGTGCAAGCCATAGCGGAGATAAAGGTTAGGGGCAACGCTAGCTACAAATACCCCACGTTGATGCTGAGTTCTGCTAAGTACAAGAAGGGGTTGGATTGGGCGCATAAAGAAAACGCGCCGTTCATCCTAGTTATTAAGTTTACGGATGGACTTTTTATGACTAAAGTTGGTACAGGGTACGACGAATCCATCGGAGGCCGCACAGATCGTAATGATCCTAGTGATATAGAGCGATGTGTTTATATACCCATTGTTTCATTTAAACAGATAGCTGCGCAATGACAAGGAGATACACATGCCCTACGTCAATAAACCACGTCCGTATAAGCACGAATACGAAACATACCAAGGTAAGCCCGACCAGATTAAGAAACGAGCCGAGCGCAACACCGCACGTGCGCAGTTAGCCAAACAAGGGAAAGTGCATACAGGAGATGGAAAAGATGTTGACCACACCAAGCCTCTTAGCAAAGGGGGCACGAATGCTACGGGCAACCTTAGGGTTAAACCTGCTTCCGCGAACAGGTCATTCAGTCGCAATGCCGACCACACAGTCAAACGTAACACTCCCAAAACCAAATAGCATCCTGACGGACTACAACTGGCCGGGTAAATATAGCCCCTTCGCTCACCAGAAGCAGACCTCAGAGTTCTTGACGCTTAACCGCAGGGCATTCTGCTTCAACGAGCAGGGCACCGGCAAGACAGCGAGCGTTATATGGGCATGTGATTACTTGATGACGCTAGGTATCTTGCGACGTGTGCTTGTGATTTGCCCGCTATCCATTATGAAGTCCGCGTGGCAAGCTGACCTGTTCAAGTTTGCGATACATCGCACCTGCGATGTAGCTTATGGGGATGCCAATAGACGCAAGAAGCTAATCAACAACGGGGCTGAGTTCGTCATCATCAACTACGATGGGGTGGAGATAGTCAAAGACGCCATCATCAACGGCGGGTTTGATTTGATTGTGGTGGACGAGGCTAACGCTTACAAGAATGCGCAGACTGATAGGTGGAAGACGTTACGGGATATCGACAAGACAGTCAAAGGCATGTGGATGCTTACGGGTACGCCAGCAGCACAGTCGCCTGAGGATGCGTATGGTCTGGCTAAGCTGGTGAACCCCAAGAATACACCTAAGTTCTACGGGCAGTTCCGTGACTCGGTGATGTATAAAATAAGCACCTTTACGTGGACACCCAAGCCGCAAGCCGAAGCGATAGTGCATAAGGCACTACAACCCGCCATTAGGTTTGAGAAGTCCCAGTGCTTAGATTTACCTAGTGTTACCTACGTAGAACGAGAGGCACCACTAACCCAGCAGCAGATTAAGTACTACCTAATGCTCAAGAAGCAAATGACTATGTCGGCAGGGGGTGAGCAGATAACGGCTGTTAACGCAGCGGTGAACCTGAATAAGTTACTACAGATATCTGGTGGCGCAGTCTACAGCGATACTGGTGAGGTTGTAGAGTTCGACGTGAGTAATCGGTTGAACGTAATACAAGAAGTCATCAACGAAGCTAGCCATAAAGTGCTTATCTTCGTCCCCTTCACCCATACTATACAGCTACTAAACGACTTCCTTACTAAGAAAGGCATCCCGGCAGAGGTCATTAACGGGCAAGTGTCAGTCAACAAACGGCACTCCATCATCCAACGGTTTCAAGAAGGAGATGATATACGGGTGTTGATTATCCAACCGCAAGCTGCATCACATGGGTTAACTCTTACTGCGGCCAACGTAATCATATGGTACTCACCTGTGCCTAGCGTAGAAACCTACCTTCAAGCTAATGCGCGTATAGACAGACCGGGGCAAGTAAACCCCATGACTGTGGTGCATATCAAGGGCAGTCCCATAGAAACACGGCTGTACACTATGCTGCAAAATAACATAGCTGGACACGCAAAAATACTTGACCTGTATAGAAACGAAATTGAAGAAACAGCTTGACAGAGTCAAGGAGCATGGTTAGACTGAACGTAATGGGCGAACGACCCATACATAAGGAGCTAACATGGAAGCTGAAGTTTTAGAGGTTTTACCGCCAGATGTTTTAGCGGGTATCTACATAAAAATTCGTGACGCGGAAGCAAAACTCACCGCCGATTACGAGGAGAAGAAGGAAGAGTTACGTTCCCAACGGGATGTAATTTCCGCACAGTTGTTGGAAATCTGCGTCGCTAACAACGCAACAAGCATCAAGACTACCGTTGGCACAATCATGCGTAAGGTAGATACACGCTACTGGACGAACGATTGGGAATCAATGTATACATTTATAAAAGAGAACGACGTATACGGACTACTGGAGAGACGCATTCACCAAACCAACTTAAAGCAGTTCCTAGAAGAAAACCCCGATAAGCTGCCAATGGGACTACAAGCAGACAGCAAATACACTATATCCGTCAGAAGGAGTAAAGCATGAGCAACCTTAGCATTTTCCAACAGTCCACTTCCGTAGCACCCTCACGCGCCCGCGAGGTTAGCGCGTTATCCAAGTCCCTCGTTGATTCCAGTGGGGGTGGCAGTCGTATCGCTATGAACAAGGGCATCTTCCGCCGCATGATTAACGGCAAGGAAGCCGGTAAGGTGCGGGATGGTTTTATCAATGTCATAGTTGTCAACGCGTTGCCTAAAGTATCACGGCAGTTCTACAGCAAACCCTACGACCCCGATGGGGAAGCCACACTGCCGGATTGCTGGTCTAACCTTGGCACGGCACCGGAGAGCAATGTAGCTAACGCTCAATCGGCCAACTGCGCCAGCTGCCCTCAGAACATTGATGGCTCAGGTCAGAACGGTAAAGGCCGTGCATGCCGTTTCATGCGTCGTGTAGCCATACTGCTTGAAGGCGACACCACGGGGCATCTGTATCAATTCAACATCCCGTCGAAGTCCCTGTTCGGTAAGGGCGTGGGCAATACGCACCCGTTTGAAAGCTACAAGAACTTCCTTCCCGCCAACGGCGAGAGCATCGACCATGTAGTTACTGAGATGCGGTTTGATGAAAACGAAACCGGAGACGTGCTAAAGTTTACCGCTGTGCGGCACTTGACCGACGAAGAACTTGATCTGGTTGAAACGGCACAGAAGTCTGTTGAGGCTAAGCGGTTTGTGCAACTCACCGCAGCAGCAGTTGATGGGGTGAAGAAGCTTCCCGCAGCAGCAGCAGAGGCAAAACAGGAACCGGCCCCCGTAGTTCAGAAGGCCAAACCTAAAAGCCCGCAGTTTGCTGCTGAAGATACGGATGAACCGGCACCGGCAGAACCCGTTAAACGTGCGTCCAAGAAAGTTGAACCTGATGCTGCCCCGCCCAAGAAAAACTTGGCCGATGTTGTATCTGCTTGGAGTGAGGAGTAACCATGAGCTACGGATACAGCGCAAATATTGTTAAGCTTAACAAACAAGCCAATAAAAGCCGTACTGGTGTTTTGCTTGGCAGGTTGTGCATTGCGTTGGATATCCCCGCTAGCGAGGTGGCAAAGAAACTTAACGTCAGCAAACAGACTGTTTATAACTGGTTCATTGGCACTTATGACCCAAAGCAGAATGTGGCGGTAGTTTCGTACATAAAAAAACTTAGCTAATACTCTATTAGCACCACTAAGTAAGGGGGGATTAGTCCCCCCTTTACTTTCGCAAAGAGAATAGCATGCCGGGCATTGATCTATTAGACAGAGTTCAAGCCGTTGATGGCTGGTTCGCTGTGGTAGGCATAAGGGGGAAGAGCGTAAAGCAGGTTCTTGTAGCTACTCGTAAGGAAGCTGACACAGCCGCCGAGGAGTTTGTAGCCCAGAAACGAAACGTGTTTTTTGGGTGCGCTAAATACAAGACCAACGAGAGCCGTAAGAAAGAAAACGTCCAGAGCATTAAGTGTTTCTGGTTGGATATAGACTGCGGCGTATCCAAAGCGGTCATAAACGATAGCACCGGTAGACCCGATGGGTATGTAGACCAACCCACCGCACTCGGGGAGTTGAAGAGATTCTGCGCCCTAATAGGTTTACCCCGTCCGTTGCTTGTTAACTCTGGCAGGGGGATTCATGCCTATTGGCCTTTAACTACGCCCATCACCCGCGAGGAATGGGAGCCTGTAGCCAATCGTTTCAACGAGCTTTGTGTTATCCATAATCTCTATGTAGACACCAGCGTATTTGAAGTAGCTAGAGTGCTGCGTATTCCGGGCACTTTAAACTTTAAGGATGAACCCCCGTCTTCGGTAGAAGTTATTAGCGACTGCGTGGATATTGAATACGCTACGTTTAGGGATTCACTTGGTGTTAAAGAAGTAGTATCTAAACTGGATGCGCCGCATAGAGAGCTTAGCGAATTAGCTAAGTCCCTACTAAGTAATACCACGTTAAGCTTCAGTCGTATCATGCGTAAGAGTGCCAACGACGAGGGCTGCGCTCAGCTTCTATACATATACCAAAACCAAGAGACGATCACAGAACCCCTGTGGTGGGATGCGTTGTCTGTTGCTCACCTCTGCGTTGACCGCAAGACTGCGATACATAAGATATCCGAGAAATACCCCGACTACAGTTACGACGAAACAGAGAGCAAGGCCAGCACAACCAGCGGGG